AGCGCATCGACGGCCTCGCGGCGGGCATCCACGACGAGCTGCCGAACGTGACGAACAAGGTGCCGGCGTGGCTGTCCACCCTTCAGTGGTGGGGCATCGCGGTCGCGGTCGTGGCCGTGGCGTTCGTGCTTTGGCAGTCCGGGGCGTTCACGGCCATCCGCATCGCGGTCGGCTGGCTTCCCAGGCGCAAGGTTGCCCAGGCCGAACTGGCCCTTGATACCCTAGACGAGTCCCGCCCGGAGTCGGCGCGGGAACTGGTCGCGGCGCTCCGGTCGCAGGACGCGGAAATCGACGCCGCATATCGCAAAGCGCAGAAGCGCAGAAAGACACAGGAATGATCCTCGCAGACGCACTCGGCACCGTTTGGTTCACTGCTCTCGTCGCCATCGTCGGCCTCGCGGCCGGGTGGTACCTGAAGGGCAAGCATGGGCACCGCTTCAAGTTCTGACCAGCCCAAGGGCGTTTGCGCCCACGGCACTGCGGGCGGGCGTGGCCTTCGGGCTGCGCCCGCTTTGCCAAAGGAAACCCCCTCGCCGGGTGACCGCATCCTGCGGAATCCGACGAGGGGGGAGAGGATGGACTTGCGGTTCAGCGGATTCGCAGGCTTGTGCCGCGAGGCAGAAGCTCGCAGCCGGCGATGCTAGCGCCGTTCTCGAGCGCCTGACGAATCGCGTCCTTGTTGGCGGTCACGGTCACCGTGGTCAGTTCCTTGGGGAGCGTGGTGGCGTCGCACGTCACGGACAGCGGCTGCTTCCCGCCGTTGCCCGCGACCGACAGGCGGAACCGCGGCGTGTCGATCTTGGTGCGTCCCGTCGTTTCCATCGCTTCCTTCAGGCGGGCCTTGAGGCGGTCGGCAAGCGCCTCGTCGGTGGCGGCCAGGTCGCGCATGCGCTGGGCCTCGGCGCGGCGGGCGTCGGCCCGGGCGACGAGGTGCTGGATGAGCGCCGCGTAATCGTCGGCCTTCTCCTCGAGCGCCGCGTCCAAGCCGGCGAGGTGCGCCTCGAGCGCCTGCTGCGCCTCGGCGTCGCCCCCGTCGAGGATGGCGTCCACGATGTCGGTGATCTCGTTCTGGATGGCGTAGAGACTCATGGTGTATTCCTCCGGGTAGGGTCAGAAGGGGAGATCGCTGCCGTCCGTGACGGGAGCGGGTTCGGGGGCCGGCGGCTGCTCGGAGCGCAGCACGCGCATGACTGTGAGCGCCTTGCCGACGCGGGCCACGTCCATCGTGAGCTTCCCGTTGATCGACTCCTCGGCGAGGTCCGCGTACTCCTTGACGGTGGTGGCGATCCACGCGGCCCCGTGCTCGCCCGTCGCCTCAATGGCGATGGCGCGGCCCGGGCGACGCACGACGCGGTGGATGCGGAATGCGCCCTCGTACTCGTCGGGGTAAGCGTCGGTCGGTCCGGCGACGGGCGCGTCCGTGGCGGTTGGCGTGGCCGCAGGCGCCTCCTGCGGCTTCCGGGCCTTGCGGACGGGCTTCGGGGCGTCGGCGACGGCTGGCGCGTCCTGGGGCAACGTAGCGGCCTCCACGGGCGCAGGCAGGACGGCCACGACGTGGGACTGCGGGGCGGGGGCCACGGGCGGGTTGTCCTGCTGCCCCATCTCCTCGGCGGTATAGAGCCCGGACAGCTCGGCCGGGAACGCCTTGCGCAGCGCCAACGCCTCGGCGCACTTGGCGATCATCACGGACGGCATCTTCGGCCACATGCCCGACAGGCTGCCGTCCTTCTTGCGCTGCGCGTACTCGCGGAACAGGGCGACGGCGGTGACTGCCTCCACGAATCCCTTGCGGTACACCCCGACGCGGGCGGCGGCGGGCGGCTCGTCGTGGAGCCACACGTCGGTCCACTGCCCGTCCGTCCCGCAGAACGCCACCGAGGTCTGGCCCGCGTACTCGCCACTGCGCTGGGCGACCAGGCGGAACCCGTCGATGCTCACCTGCGTCTGCATCACCTCGCGGCCGGCGCGGGAATCCCACCGCTTGACGGCGTAAATCTGGCGAGCGAACGGGTCCAGCCCGGTGCGGTCGCAGACGCTGAAGAACAACTCCATCTCGTCGCGGCTCGCGCCTGCGCACAGGGTGCGGGCGAGCAGCTCGCGCTTCTCATCGTCAAGTCGTGCAAGTGCAGTCATCGTGATCTCCTCTCGTGAATGCCGCGATGGGCAACGCGCCTACCGCTGACGTGGTCAGTATACGCCCGGGTACAGGGTTGTCAAGCCCAGACTTTGACGCAGGTTTCCGCCGTGTCCCCCCATTCCTTGGCCGCCGACAGGATCGCGACCTGGGCATCGTCCACGTAGACCACCCCGGTCATGGCGTCGAGGGCGGCGCGGCACAACTTGTCGAGGTCGGGGCGCCCCGGCGCACGCGGCGCGCTCGAACGCAGCATCCCCGTGCTGGTGTAGTGCGACTTCGGGCGCGGGAACCGGAACAGGAGTTCGACGGCGACCGCGTCGCTTGCCGGCGGTTCGGTCCACGCCTGCCTCGCCGCCAGCGCGAACACGGCGCGATACGGCTTCACCTTTGCGGATGACTCCACGAGGGCGACGCGCCCGCTGCGGAGCCGGATCGCCCGCTTGCTTCCCTGCGGCGCGGCCAGCCCTGGCACGGTGAACTCAATCATGTTTATCCTTGTGCGTTATCCAAGCTTTATAATCGGCGCCGCCAGGCTCTTTATATTGCGACATTGGATATTTTTGCAATACAGACTTATCTTTGATTGTCAATACCAGCGGACGATTAGAGTCTGGTCGCAATGGAAATACCCATCGGTCTTTTACGGATTGAGTCGCCCCAGATTTCCAGGAACCATTTTGACTAGGCGGTGGGCGCAATCGGTGCCAAGTAGGTGCCCACCACCAATTACAGGCGCGATACAAAGCGCCAAAATGCCCAACAGATGGATCGCTGTAGCTAACAAGTGTAGTGCAGTCACAAAAACGATTCCGCAATGCTTTGACAAAACAAGCCCATTGTCGAGACCCAGCATTTTTGACATTGGAAGTAATGCACCACCGGGAGAGTTCTAACCATGTATTTGGGATATTACGAGCTGTAGGTCGAGATATCACAATGCAACCAAACTCATCCATCCACGCAAGTCCTTTTGCCAACGGGCCTAAATAATGATGTTGTTGGAGCAATGCTTTGACATTGGATGATGAGGTCCATCCTGGATTATCGAATAACATCATTGAAAATCCCGTTTTCTGTGGTTCGTCTCGCGCAGCATGTAGTCGTTCACGCGACGCATCGCCTTCGCCAATTCGTGCCGCAGGTACACGACCTCCTGCATGAGTTCAAGCGTGAGCGGATCGTCGGTCCCGCTGGCCCGCGTGCGGTCAACGATGTCCTCTTCCGTCTCGCCTCTCCCCGGTTTCATCAGCCGCTGCCCTCATAGAGGATCTTTGTGATGTGCGCTGGCAGGCATCGTTGGCAGAGCGCGAGGTCGGCGCGCAGGCGCAGGATCTCGGCGCGTGCCTCGGCGCGTTCGGCGTTCGCCATCTCGCCCATGCCGTCCCACGTGATGCCGAGGCGGTCGCATATGTCAGCGCCCGGGGGCGGGAACGCCCCGCCCCCAGGCTCTCCATAACACGAAGGTGCGGTGTGCTCGTCGCCGTAGTCACGCATGGATGGATCCTCTCCGTGCGTCTGCGGCTTCGCGCATGAGTTCTTCCATCGCGTCGGCGATGCGCCAGTAGAACGCGGCCTCGGCGCGGCACGACTCGGCGAAGTCGGCGTGCTTGGCTGGCTGCTTATCGGCGGCAGCGAGCTTGGCGTTGGCGCGCTGGCGCACCATCGCGAGGACGTAGTCGGGATTCGGCATCAGAGTTCCCTTACTTCGTATTCCTGCAACTGCGAGAGCAGCCGCACGTTGCGATCCCGCGACTCCTTCAGCATCACGGCCCCGGCGTTCACCAATGCCTCAAGCCGTTCGATCTCGTCGGCGGCTTGCGAGAAGATCGTCGGCCCGACGATAGGCGTGGTGATTCGCGTGTCGATCCCGGTCACGTTGGCATGCCGTTGCCGCAGTTCCGTCACGATGTCGATGTCGCTCATCGGCTGGCCTCGTTGTGGCTTCCGATGCTGACCTGAACCGACATGGGAATCTCCTGCACCATTGATGCCACGCGTTCCCTGACCAATCGTGCTACCTCATCCTCCACGAGTTTGGTGATGTGTCCTTGGGTCGCCTTGACGGCTAGTTCAACCATCCTTTCCACGCCGGCCTGCACCTTGTCGTTGTAGTTCTCCTGCAAAACAAGGAACTCGGCCTGCTCGCGCAGGGCTTGCTCCAGCATCCGCTTGTAAACGGAAATGTCGAGTCGGACCCTGTGGGCGTTGTTTGTTCTTTGGTTTTCCGTAGTGTCCTCCATGATCGCCACGTTCTCTTCGGTGATTGTGAAGTTGATTCCGGCTTTCATCGGTCCTCCTTGTTTCGTTCGATCCGCACCGCCTTCGGTGCGATGATGACGATATGGCATTTCCAGACCTGCTTTGGCGTGGGTGCCACGACGCACACGGTGCCGTCCGGGTGGACAAGCGACACGCTCTGGCCGTGGCGCAGCGTCATGGCGACATGTCCATGTAATGGATCACGCATGGCGTGCCTCCACGCCGGCGGCGCGAAGCATCTTGGCGACCTCGGCCGACTCGAGCGCCTTCAGAATCTCCTGCATGGGGAAATCGCTCGGCACCTTGGACGGGTGATCCAGCGCGACGCCGTCAAGGATGATCCTGAACGGGTGCCAGAACCGCACCTCCCACGCCTCGCGCACGACGCTGCCGTGCTGGTGGAATCGTTCAATGTCCTCACGCTCCCACCGCACGTCGAGGATCGCCTCGACCTGGTGATCCGCGAGGTACTCGAGCACGGCCGCGTCGGGGCCGAACAGCGCATCCGACACTTCGATGGTCACTTCGGTGGAGAGCATCATGCGAGGCTCCATTCGCGGATGAGGCGGCCGTGAGTGGACGGGCGCTTGCTCGGGATGACCCGGCCCGTCCATTGGAACTTGGCGTCGAACACCGACCCGGCCGCGTTCCCGAGGTCCGCGTAGTCCAGGTTGTTGGCGGCCATGAGCTCGGCGACATCGTCGGCCGTGACGGTGCCGTATTCCCGGGCGATGAACGCGGCGAACCCGCGGGCGGTCGCGAGCAGTTCGTGCCGGCGGTCGGCGGCAAGCGCCTTCCCGACCTCTTTGCGGCGCTGCGCCTCGGCGTGGTCGAAGAGGTTCACCGTGGCCTCCGTGCGACCACGTCGCGGTTCAGGATGCCGGCGTCGTGCAGGACGTATCCCTGCCCGGGCACGTGCTCGAGCCGCACCCGGAACAACGTCCGGGCGCGGTCGATGGTGTGATTCACGTTGCGCGTGGTGCAGCCCCAGTCCCGCGCCAAGTCGGCGCGGGAGCGTGGGGCGCGGTCGAGGGCGCGGACGAGCGAGCAGACGCGCTTCACGAGCTGTGCGGTGGAGTTACTCACGACAGGCTCCCGTACTCGTCGCCGCAGATGGGGCAACGGTCAGCGGCGGGGCGATCCTGCTCGGCGCGGCGCTTGATCTCGAGATCAACCATCGCGAATACCTGCGCCTCAATCTCGGAGTGCCGGCGCTGGGCATCGAGCAACTTGCGGGCCTTGTCCTGCGACGCCAGAATCTGTGCGATGAACTCGTTGCGTTCCATTGTGTCCTCTCGTTGTTGGCGGCCTCGGCAACACGCCTCGGCCGACATGCGTGGTGTACATCGGTGTATATCGACCGCGCAATAGGGGAACATGAGAAAAAATCAGAAATATTTCTGCCAATGCGAAATGCGGGCGAGTGTTGGTAGGGTGCAGTCGGATGGGTGTGAGCATCACGCAGCACCACCCTGGATCGTTCACGGTCGAAATGACCGAGGAGCGCGATAGCAACATCCCGAGCTCGGACTGGGAGCAGTATTTCCTGCTGGTGTCCGACGCTCACATCGACAACGCGCACGCAGATCGCGCCATGTTCGACCGCCACATGCGCCAGTGCCGCGAGCGAGGCGGGAAGTGGTTGTCGAACGGTGACTTCCTGTGCCTCATGCAGGGCAAGTACGACCTGCGATCCGACACATCGGCCTGCCGGCCAGAGCATCAGCAGGGTCGCTATCTCGATTCAGTCATCAGCACGACCGCTGACTACATCGCGCCCCATGCCGACATGGCGCTCTTGTTCGCGCCCGGAAATCATGAGCAAGCCATCCGCAAGCGCCACGAGACGGACATGAACGAGCGGCTGGTTGAGGCGCTGCGCCACCGCAGGCCAGCAGACTGCCAAGCGTATGCAGGCAAGTACGCGAACTGGGTGCGGTTCCTGGTGCGGAACAAGTCGCGCCGGCAGCTCGTCGGCGGAAGCGTCGTGATGTACATGCACCACGGCTACGGCGGCGGCGGCCCCGTCACCCGCGGCACGATCCAGACCTCGCGCATGGCGGTCTACCTGCCCGACGCCGACATCATCTGGACGGGCCATACCCACGATGAGTGGATCATGCCGATCCAACGTGCGCGTCTGTCCCCGCACGGGCGCCCGTACCTTGACCGAGTGACCCACGTGCGGTCGCCCGGGTACAAGGACGAGTTCAGCGAGCAGGCCGGGTGGGCCGTCGAGAAGGGCATGCCGCCCAAGCCCAAGGGCGCGCTTTGGCTACGATTCTACATGGATAACTTCCGCAATGAGCACACGGGCCAGTCGAACCGCGTGTTGCGGTACGAGGTGCGCGAAGCGCAGTAACTGGCCGTTTCAGAAGGACAGATCATGCCGACTCCCGCCAAGGGCAAGCGATTCGTGAAGGTGGTCCGCAACCCGGAAACGGGCCGCACCCGCAAGGTGTCCTATGGGCAGGCCGGCAAGGCCAAGGGCGGCGGCGACCGCATCAAGCCAGGAACCGCGAAGGGCGACGCATATTGCGCTCGTTCGTTCGCGCAGATGAAAGCGCACCCAGCCGCGGCACGAAACCCCAACAGCCCGCTGCGGCTCTCCCGTGCGAAGTGGAAGTGCAGCGGCAAGACCTCGAGAGGATGACACCATGGCAAAGCGTGGCCTGTACGCCAACATCAACGCACGTCGCAAGGCCGGCACCAGCCGCCCCAAGTCGAAGTCCACGGTCAGTGCAAAGTCGTATGCGGCCATGAAGCGCGGGTTCAAGAAGTGACCCCGTGCGCGTCCGCATCGGCGGCAAGTACTGGACGTTGAGGTTCTCCGGGAACCTCAAGGACTACGGAAGCATGGTCGATCCCGGCCACGCCGAGGGACGCCTCATCCGCATCGGGACGTGGCAGGGCGAGCAGGACACGCTCGACACCATCATCCACGAGGCGCTGCACTGTGCACGCCCGGAGCTTGACGAGGCTGCGGTAGACGCGACTGCCCGCGACATCTCGCGCCTGTTGTGGCGGCTGGGATACAGGCGCAACCAGTAAGAAACTCTTACGGATTCTCCTTTCCGCTTACGCGGTGGCTTTCGTCCGCCAAAGCGCATACAGATCGGCGCACGATCCGCAACCAAGTTCAACAAAGTGGAACTTTAGTACACCTTATCGGGACGTGTACGCGGGATCACTATTCCTCCCAGTACACACGCTCACCACGGCGGTAGTGCTTTAGGTCATCGCTTCGCTTCTCGCTCGTGAAGTGCTTGTCGAAGAAGCGGCAGTAGTTGTTGGGGTACAGCAGGAAGCGCCCGTCCCACCGTTCCACGAGGTTGAGCGGCTTGTGTTCCTGGGGGTAGCGGCTGAACCCATCCGCCCAGTCGATGACGATGCCCGTGTGCCGGCCCGTGAACCCCGGCCCGACGCCGCTGCCCATCGTGAGCAGTCCCTCGAGGTAGTGCATATGCACGGCCTCTATGCATTCACCCATCGCTCCCCACGGCTGAAGGTCACCAGCGCATGTCCCAAACGCGGTTTCGTCGCGCTCGAACGCTTTGGGATCGCTTGCGAGCTGATGCAGCGGGATGCCGCACCATTCCGCGCCCGTCTCGAGCAGGACGTGCGCCATGACAATCTGCGCGGGTCGGGCGTACACGGCGTGCCAGATAGCCCGCGTGGTGCCCGCGGGCATCGTCGGCCCGAGGGCGCGATTGTCTACGTGGACGTACAGGTGGAACGGGAGATTGGCGTGGCGTGGCATAGGCGTGCGTATACTAGCGGTGCGGAGACGTGGGTCTGCGGTGTCGGAGCCAAACACCCACATGCGCCGGCGCACAAGGCCGCGAGGTACGCCCGCCGGCAGGCCACGCATTGGGGTAGCAACAACCTTCCGCCCAGGGGCAGGCACGACGAAGCTCGTGCGCTGTCCCGCTTATTCATTCGGTGCAGTCGCAGGGGATGGTTGTGTCATCAAGGTGCTGGAACAGTTCACCCTGCACCGTAATTTGCGTGAGCAACTGGTGATACGTCGGCCGATCCTTTCGGAACTTGGCCCCGATTGCCTGTTCCTGTTGCGCCCACCATGCTGCGCGACTGGGCTCGGCGCGGATCACTCGTTCGATTCTGGCGCTACCTTTGAGGAAACACAGGTCGCAGTTACCGAAGGCCGGATCGTCGTTTGGGAGGGCAAGGTCAAATGGCTGCTGCTTCCACCAGGCAACGATGGTTTCACGGTCCACGCCAGCGTCTGCAAGCGGCATGGCGATGTCGCGGGTCGGGTCCGAGCGCAGCTTGGCGACCCGGCGCGGCTCGTCGGCGCGCAGGCCAAGCACGGAGGTGAAGTCTCCGTACCCATTGTCGGACATGAACTTCTGCATCGGGATGACCTTTAGGTCGCTGGTGCAGAATCTTGCGATGGGATTGGGGAGGTAATTGCGCTTTGCGATCAGGGCCGCAAATGGCTCCCCGTTCCTGCTGGCCGTGTCCGGTCGCACGAGGTTGTATCCAAACGGCGACCATTCGATCCAAGTAATCACGCACCATTCGCGCCCGATCCGTTCCACGAACTCGTAGGTGGCGTCGTGTTCTTTTCCTGTGTTAGCAAACAGGACATGGCCGCCTTTAGGAAGTTCCCCGCCCCAAGCATCCAGCACATGGCGCAGCAGATATGCGCTGGTTCTGCCGCCGCTGAACGACACGTAGAACGGCGGTTCAATGCGATATGGGTTCATACTGGCGAGTATATCCATGTGACGAGTTCGCTGGTCATGGCGCAAAGTGACTACAGAACTACACAGGTGGAGCGGATTCGCTCACATACGAACGAAACGAAACAGCCCCGCGTAGGTGGCTGTTCGCACAGTCACATTTCTGCTAAAAAAGCAAGCCGCTCGCGTCAACGAGCGGCCCGCAAGACCTTCGAATCCCTGCCCGGGATGATGGCTGCGAAAGCATACCTCGCGTCACATGTTTGTCAAACAAACTCGCCGCGGATCTTGCGATCGACGCGGCGAGCTTCCGGGGGCAGAAGAAGGTGCCGTCCGTGGCACCAGGTGTCCGGTCGCGCCGCGCTTGGCGGCACATGCCGCCTCGCCTCGTCAGAGAGGCACGCCAGACGGGGGGCACTATACCTTGAAACAGAACACCCGCAAGCGAACTTGCGGGTGCCTGCAAATTTTGCTCGCAGTCGGCGACAAGGTCGCTATGCTGCGGCCAGCACATTCAAACGCGCTTGCATTGTAGCGAACGTGCCTTCAGGGGCAACAATGCCGCAGGACGCTCCCGGCGCGGTAGGGGAGCAGGGATGTAGACGCGGGCCCGAGTGACCCTAGCCCGCGCCACCGAAAGGTGCGCTCACCCACGATTGCAGCGGCTGGCAGTCCCCCAGCGAAATGGTGAAATTCGTGGCATCGACCGAAAGCGCGGCTCCGTGCGGGCTGGTTGATCGTGGCCCCATTGCGGGGTCACGCTCCCTCTGCGCTCACCATGCGAACTGAACGCCCTGCCGGCGGCGGCTGCCCCTGCGACGAAACCCTGCGACGAAACCCTGCGGCGGCTCCGGCTCGGGAAGAACACCTACATAAAGATCCGAACCGATCTCTTCCCGAACGTCGGGCCACGCCGCGACGCCGGCACCCGCCCTGCATCGTTGACGCAGGAAGGCCGACCTGTATACTTGCTCGTATGACAACCCCGACCTTCCTCGAGAACATGGCGCTGGTGGCCGAGTTGTGGCCGAAGTTTCAGATGGACAAGGCGCTGCGCGACATCGTGTACGAGAAGTGGCAGGCGCTCCACCAGGACAAACTCCGCGACTGCATCCGCCAGCATCGCCTCGAGCGCGACTCGAAGCCTGACATCGCCGCGATTCACAAGAAGTACTGCGCGATCACCGGGCAGGATCGACCGACCAACATCCCCGACGCCTCGCGCACGCGCCGGCAGGCCGACCGATGCGTGGGCCCGACGCCCGAGGAGCTCGAGGAATGGGAAGCGTGGGCCGAGGAACTGCTCGCCACCGCAAGCGACGCCGAGATTCGCGAGGTGCACGAACGGCTCGGGCTCACGTTCACGGCGCGACGGTTCCTCGCCATCGCCGTCGAGTACTGTCGGAAGAATCCGCCGCTCGTTCGGTAGACTGCGCGCATGGCGCGGCGAAAGAACCCGATCCTGCTCGCCAACCTCGATGACTGCCTCCTCGGAGTCATGTACCCCAAGGCCACCGACCGATCCGGTATACCCGTCGCCGTATACAGCGCCGACATGATCGCCGCACGGCTGCGCGACAACCACAACCTCACCCTCCCCGAGGCTCGCGCCTTCGTCACCGACAACATCGAAACCAACGAAATGGGACCAGGAACCCCGCGCCTCATCTGGGCAGCAACCAGCGAGGATTTCGGGCAGTGCGTCAACCCATGACGATATACTGCGCGCAATGAATATCCGAACGTATGACGATTTCAAGGCCGCAGTCACCACGGCCGTGGAATCGCAAGGCGAAACCCGGTGCTCCGTCGCACGACGCCTCGAGCAGCAGGGCGCCCTCCGCGCACATACCGTCATGTGCCTCCTGTCCACCGCCCCCGTCATCGGCCGGCGGAAGCCGTCGTTCGACTCCGTCCTCAAGCTCGCAGACGCCGCAGGGCTCGAACTCACCCTCACACCCAAGGAACACCGTGCCGAGTAAGTCACCCGCCCAGCGCCGCCTCATGGCCGCAGCCGCACACTCCAAGGCGTTCGCCAAGAAGGTCGGCATCCCGATGTCCGTCGCCAAGAAGTTCAACCGCGCCGACGCACGCAAGTCCAAGGCCCGCAAGAAGTGACGCGCCTCGTCGCCTACGGCGAGAACGGGCGCCGGGTAGGGGAAAGCCACCACCATGCCACGATCCCGCAAGCCATCGTCGATGAAATCCGCGAACTCCACGAGGACCACGGATGGGGCTACCGCCGCATCGCAAAGCACCTCGGGCTCGCCTGGTACACCGTCGCCAAGATCGCGAAGTACCAACGCCGCGTCGCCGTCCCCCGCCGATGGGAGCGCATCCCCGAAGCGCAAGATGGGCCGGCCAAGGCTTGAGAAGGCACCGGAACCCGTTGCGGCGGCAGTACTTGAATGGCTCACAAAGGGCCGCACGCTGCTTGCGTTCTGTGAGCAGGCAGGCGCGCCCGACAGGCAGACCATCATGAACTGGGTGGACGCCGACCCAGAGTTTGCTCGGCACTACAAGGCCGCCCGGGAGAAGGGCCAGGAGGCCGCGCTCGAGCGGTGCGAGGAGATCGCCGACATCGAGCCGGAAACGCCCGTGCAGGCCACCTGGCGCAAGTACCAGATCGACACCAAACTCAAGATCCTCCGCATGACGAACCCCGCCAGATATGCCGAAAAGGTGTCCGTGGATCATGCTGGCGGCATCACCCTGAACGTCATCACGGGCGTCCCGGATGCCGACGAAGGCTGAAACCGTCACGCTCGGGTACGTCCCGCGCACGTGGCAGCGCAAGTGCCACAAGGAACGCAGGCGGTTCACGGTCCTCGCCCTGCACCGCCGTGCCGGCAAGACGGAGCTCGCCATCATGCAGCTCCTCAACGCCGCCCTGAAGTTCACGGGCGACCTCGGGTTCTTCGTCTATACCGCGCCGTACCTCAAGCAGGCCAAGGCCATCGCCTGGGCGCGTTTGAAGCAGAAGATCGACCCGTTCATCCGCACGGGCGCCGTGGACGTCAACGAGGCCGACCTCGCCGTCACGTTCAAGCACAACAAGGCCACGATCCGCCTGTTCGGCGGCGACAACCCCGACGCCCTGCGCGGCGTGCGTTTGGACGGGTGCGTCATCGACGAGGTCGCCCAGATCAAGCCCGAAGTCTGGAACGACATCATCCAGCCAGCCCTCTCCGACCGCAAGGGCTGGGCCATGTTCATCGGGACGCCCGCAGGCATCAACCTGTTCAGCGAGTTGTACTACCGCGCCAGCACCCTGCCCGACTGGTATGCGGCGCGGTACACGGTCCACGACACCGACGCCCTCGACGCCGACGAGGTGGCCCGCCTCGAGCGCGACATGCCCGAGCAGGCGTTCGCTCGCGAGTACCTGTGCGACTTCAGCGCCGCAGGCGATGACCAGCTCATCAGCCTGTCCGACGCGGAAAGCGCCGCCGAACGCCAATACCCAGACGGCGACGTGATCGACGCCCCGCTCGTCATCGGCGTGGACCCGGCACGGTTCGGCGATGACCGCAGCGCCATCGTCCTGCGGCAAGGGCTCCGCATGGAGAACCCACGAATCTATACGGGCATCGACAACATGGCGCTAGCGGCGGCAGTCGCCAACGTCATCGAGGAGCGCGACCCGGACGCCGTGTTCATCGACGCGGGAGCCGGCGCGGGCGTGATCGACCGTCTGCGGCAACTTGGCTACGAGGTGACCGAGGTGCCGTTCGGCGGCAAGGCCACGTTCCCGAACCTGTTCGTGAACAAGCGCACCGAGATGTGGTGGGCCATCAAGGAATGGATCGACCAGGGCGGCGCGATCCCCGACCGCACCGACCTGAAGCAGGAACTGTCCACCCCGCTGTACTGGTACGACAACGTGGGCAAGCGCGTCCTCGAGTCAAAGGACGAGGTCAAGAAGCGGCTTCAGGGCGGCGGAAGCCCGGACATCGCCGACGCGCTCGCGCTCACGTTCGCGTACCCGGTTGCCAAGATGCTGCCTCGAGAGGTGCGCGAGAAGCTGTCGCCGCGCCGCGAGGATCACGACCCGTACGAGGACATGTGAGTACCCGTAACGACTAGCGAGAGGAATACAGTCCGTGAGCATCATTCGCCACGCCACCGAGCAGGACATCGACGCATTGACCGCAATGGCCCGCGAGTTCCTCGCCTACAGCGCGTACGGCACGATGATCGCGCCGTCCGACGATGACATCCGTGCCGGCCTCCGGGCCGTGCTGACGGCCGGCGTCGTGTTCGTGGCCGAGGTCGGCGAACGCATCGTCGGGGCCGTGGTCGGCGTCGTGGCGCCCATGTGGTTCGCGCCGAGCGTCACGGCCGCCGTCGAACTGGCATGGTGGGTGGACCCCGCGCATCGCATGACGCGCATCCCGTTCCGGCTCATGCACGCGCTCGAGGCGTGGGGCAAGGAGCGCGGCGCGCAGCTCATGTGCATGAGCGAACTCGTCATCGAAGGCACGACGCCCGTTGCAAAGATGCTCGGGCGCATGGGATACGTGAACACCGAACGAACGCACGTAAGGGAGATCTGACATGGCAGCGATTTCGTCCATCCTCGCAGGCATCGCCGCAGGTGCCGCAGCCGCAGGGACCGGGTACGCCATCGTCGCGGGCGAGCGTGGCGCGTCCATGCAGCAGCAGGCGATGGGAGAGCAGCGTCAGGCCCAGCAGGCCGCCGCCGCCTCGGCCCGTTCGCAGCAGCGACGTAGCCAGCAGGCGATGGCCGCCGCCAACCGCGCCGAACCCGATGTCGCCGGGATCATGGGACGCGCCGCGGCCGAAGGCGCCGGCGGCCCCGCCAGCACCATGCTCACCGGGCCGATGGGAGTGAACCCGCAGGATCTCCAGCTCGGGCGCTCGTCGCTCCTCGGAGGTTGACGTGAGCCAGTACACCGGAGACGCATCCTCGTACCCCAACGCGCCCACGCGGGATCGGCTGTTCACCCGCTGGGGCCAGCTCAAGAGCGAGCGCGCCTCCTGGTACGCACACTGGCAGGAACTCACGTCGTACATCCTGCCGCGCAACGGCCGCTACTTCGTGCAGGACCGCAACCGCGGCTACCGCCGGCACAACAACATCTACGACAACACCGGGACGCGGGCGCTCCGCACGCTCGGCGC